TATCTTACTGGTAAACTTGATGCACTTAAACAAGAAGAACAGGAACTCACGGACCTGCTAAAGAAAACGGAGCTAGAATGAGTAAATTGATTATGCCAAAACATGTGTGGGATGGTAAGAAAAAAGAGAAGCAAAAGAATGAATTAGAAAAAGTTCCAAAACCTTGTGGTTGGAAAATAGTTTTATTCCCTCTAAAGTTAGAGAGAAAAACATCAGGAGGATTACATCTTACTGATGAAACAATTGAGCAAGCTCAAGTTTCTACTAATGTTTGTAAAGTTTTAAAAGTAGGCGACTTAGCTTATAAAGACGAAACTAGATATCCAACAGGACCTTGGTGTAAAGAGGGAGATTGGGTTATCATTACCAAATATGCAGGATCACGTTTGATGATTGATGGTGGTGAATTAAGGATTATTAACGAAGACGAAGTTCAGGCAGTTGTTGATGATCCACGAGATATACTGCCACCTAACTTAATATAACATGGAGGGACCATGCCGACTGTAATAAATACTCAACAGGAAACAGATAAAACTGTACCTATTGATACATCTGGAGATTCAATGGATATTGAAATAAAAGATGAAAACAAAGAAAATGTAGATCAACAAACAATTGAATCTACTGAAGAAGTAAAAAATGATGACGTTCAAGAAAATAAAGATCATGATGAGGAAGAGGAATATTCTGAATCAGTAAAAAAAAGAATTAATAAACTTACTTTTAAAATTAGAGAAGCTGAAAGACAAAAAGAAGAAGCTTTAAAATATGCTAACAGTGTTAAAAAAGAGAGGGATGATCTTAAAGGTAAAGTAGTTAAAGTAGACGAGGGCTATTTAGATGAATACAAAAAAAGAGTTTCTTCAGAAATGGATAAAGCTCAAAGTATTCTTCAATCCGCCATTAACTCTGGCGATGCCAAAGCGCAAGTTGAGGCTCAAAAAGCTATTGCTAGATTAGCAATAGAAGAAGAAAGAGCTGAAGCTTCTTTAAAACAAAGATCTGAAAAAAAAGAAGTTAAACCAGATCAAACCTCAACTGAAAATCAAGAGAAACAACCTAAACCTCAACCTGATCCTAAAGCCGAAGTATGGGCTGAAAAAAATAAGTGGTTTGGTACAGACGAAGCTATGACTTACACTGCCTTATCTATTCATAAAAGACTTTTACAAGAAGAAGGGTTTGACGGAAAGACAGATGAGTACTATAATGAGCTTGACAAACGAATTAAAAAAGAGTTTCCTCATAAATTTGAGGATAAGAACAAAGGTAGCCGTCCCGTCCAAGCGGTAGCCTCTGCTAATAGATCGACAAAAGCTGGACGTAAAGTTGTGAGACTCACACCCTCCCAGATAGCAATAGCTAAAAGACTTGGTGTGCCACTTGAAGAATACGCAAAACACGTGAAGGAGGCGTAAATGACTGAAACAATTAAAAAAACCTCACGCAAACAAGAGACTCGTGAACTAACTTCTCGTAAGAAAAGTTGGGTTCCACCGTCAAACTTAGATGCACCTGAACCACCTGAAGGTTTTCACCATCGGTGGGTTAGATATGAATTTAGAGGTAATGCAGACGATAAGAATGTAACCGCTAGACTTAGATCAGGGTATGAACCTGTGAGAGCAGATGAATATCCAGACAGATTAGATTTACCTCATTTAACCGAGGGAAAATTTAAAGGCATTATAGCTGTTGGTGGATTAATGTTAATGAGATGTCCACTTGAAATTAAAGAGTCAAGAGATGAATATTTTCATAATTTGACAAATGATCAACAAAAATCTGTTGATAATGATTTAATGAAAGAGGAACATCCATCAATGCCAATTTCTAAAGAGAGACAATCACGTGTCACATTTGGTGGCGACAAAAAATCTTGATGGTCAAGATCTATGTTACCACTATAGTCTAAAGGAGACATAACATGGCTAATATAGATGCAGCTTTTGGTCTACGTCCTTACGAAAGATCAGGCTCAAATTATAATAACCAAGGTGTTAATGCGTATCCTATTAACTTTGAAGGCTCAAGTAGTGGAACAACAAGTTTAATTTGGACTGGAACTCCAGTCATCCCTCTAGCTAGTGGGTTAATAGACGTACCAGGAAACGCCAATGGCGGTACTGTACCTTTGTTAGGTGTCTTCATGGGTTGTAAATACATTGCAACTGATGGAACTCCAACATGGGCACCATACTGGCCTGGTTACGCGGCAATCAAGCCGTCAACAGAAGCGATTGCTTATGTGGCTGACAATCCTCATGCATTATTTGTTATTAATGCTGACGGTGCGTTACCAGATAACGCTCTTTTTGCTAATGCAAATTTTGCAACAGCAATCACTGGTACTAATACTAGTGGTTATTCTCTAGGAGAATTAGCAACAGCAACTATCGCATCAGGATCTGCAACTTTAAATATGAAGATTGTAGGATTTG